TACAGTAGCCATAGCTAACCTCCATTAAGATTGTTTAATTTTTTGACGAACTTATTTCATCCCATGTACTTTCACAAGGAAACTATCCTTGTAACCTTTTCCAAGTTCAAACCCAACTGCACTCATTCCTAACCCATGTGCAGCTATCAACCCATTACCTGAGCCAAGGAAAGGAATTAGAATTCTTGAACCTGGAAATGCAAAGGTGTCATAGATGTCTGTCATTAGCTCAGTTGGGCGTTCAGTTTCATGTACTTTCTGATTGGATGGAACTGGAGAATACACAAAGTTATTACTCCTTCCTGCCTTATTGAGGGCCGGTCGACCTTTCCAAGCATAAAAGAACATTTCGTAGGTATTTGCCAGGTGCATCTCCGGACGTTTAGACTGTCCACTAGGCTTCGTCCATATACCGCACATGCGAGTAGTTTCAAATCCTGCATTTCTTATCCCTTCATATATAAGATTAAACCAAGGCTCTGGTGCAAACCAACAGATGAGCCAACTATGATCAGCCATGACTCGATAGCATTCTTTGAATACTTCATTCATGCCTCGCCATTCGCCTTCCAAATCTCCATCCATGTAGGAACTCTTAGATATCTCGTTGTAGTCAGTAATCTGATACTTTGACACTCCATCTATTTTCTTCGCTTTCGCAATATCGATAGAGTATGGAGGATCTATTTCTACCAAGTGCATGATGCCATCAGGGATTTCCTTCACACCTTTGAAGAAACTATTGACAATGAAGTGCTTGGATAATTCTTGGAGTGTCTCATTAGTACCTTCCGATTCAAGTTTTTGTGCAATAGTGTGCTTGATCAGAGCTTCGTCAACTTGCTTGAGGACTTTGCTTGCATCACTGGCGGTTTTGCAGTTGTCGAATAGGTCAGGGAATGCTTCACGAGCTTCGGCTCTTTTAATAGACATAGACACAGCAGCTTTGGAAGCATCTCCAATCAACCCTCCTGTGTCTTCAAGAGACCACCCACTCTGGTCAGGCCCAGGAGCTTTTACACCATGGAGTTGTTGTTGCATCTCGTGGATGTCCAGAGTTAAGGAATCAAACTCCCAGTATTCCATATCTTTACGGTGGAAGTTTTCAGACTTCTCTATTACTTTCATTTCAAGCTTGGTTAAATCATCGTCATAGATACGGACTGGGATTACATCCACTTTATTCTTCTGAAGGACAAGAAACCTACGTTCTCCTGCTAAGAGTTTGTAAGTCCCATCTGGATTTTCTTTAACAGCTAACGGTGAAATTAGGCCACTCTCTTTCATATTAGCTTCGAGTGAATCTAGATCACCCATCTCCTCACGAGCACGGTCTTCTATGACTATTGTATCTAGTCCTATCATGTCAACTTTACCTACCTGTATATCAGACATCTCCACCTCCCTTTAATATTTTTAGTAGTTCAGCAGCCTGGTTTTGATTAACCTGCGGTGCAGCTTTTGCTTTCTTTCTTGTGGTGGATTTAGTTTTCTTTATAGGTATGCGACGAGATAAGCGAAGGTTGCGGAGAAGTTCAATTGCCTCGTCGTTTGGCATGTCAGTTATTGACTTGTAGTTGAGATCATCTAAGTTGGCCATTAGGAAGTCTCCTTGGGTTCAGGTACAAAGGTTCCAGGGACTCTTCGTTCCTCTAATTGATAGTCCCAATCAAAGTATATCCATCCTCCTGGTACACGAAGTATATCATGTCCTGATTTTTTATTCCAGATACTACTATTAAGTTCCACGTCTAACATTTCTTGTATTGTCATTTCTTCCCCACCTCCTCTGCTTGTTTCATACTAGAGATAACATCTCTAGGTTTCAACTTCCCACTCATCATTACTCCAATAGCTACGCCACCAAACTCGTCAATCATGTCAAGGACATCTTCTAGAATTCGGCCAAAGATAGCTTTGCGTAGACCGTAGGTGGCAAGGAGTTTGTTAGCTCGCTGTTGTTGTTCTTCGGTAATCTCGAAGCTAAAACGAGGCTTATATTCTCCTGTGTCTGGCATTTAGTTCTCCTTCTTTCCATTTTGTAGTTGGTAAGATAACTTCTGGGTTGACTCTCTTTTGGTATGGTAGTAGTTCGGTAAGTAGTTTGGCTATCTCACTTTGAATGTCTGTGGTAGGTACGTAGCCCAAGTCAAGTAGCTTTTGATGTACTGGGTTATAGTGATGTTGACTTGCCTCAATACGAGGGTTCTTCATATACTCAATTCCTGTCTGAAGGCCTAGAGTTTTGGCCTCTTCGTGGACTATGTTTGCCAAGCTGTCGATCGAGTATATATTTTCAAACTGATTAAAGGCTCTATACTCACCCTCCTCAGGAGGATTTTCAATAGCTATTGTTAGACATTGGATTGAGTCTTTTAATGGCAGGAAGCCACGTACTTGACTGCCTTTGCCGTAGACTGTAAGATTATGCTCTATGATAGCTTGAGCACAGAATCTATTGATAGCTGTACCAAAATACTCATCATAATCAAAGCGGGTCATTTCCTCTTCATTCTCTGGATCGTTCAGTCCGAAGACAACACCTTGCATGATGTCAGTTGAGCGTAGGCCCCAGACTTTGCAAGCGAAGATGATGTTATGAGTGTCATGGACTTTGGATAGATGGTAGAAAGAACCTGCAGAGCGAGGGAAGGGTAGGCCTTGCATGGGACACTCACATTGCATCTCTTCTATATCTTTTCTCTCATACCACGCTAGACAACCCTGAGGGATTTCTCCTTCAGGTATATCACAATCAGGCGTCCCATACTCACCCATCGTTCCCAATTTAACCAGATGTGCATCAGGACATTCTTTCTTCATGGCCCAGAGAAGTTGCAAAGTCCCTATTACATTCTCATATTGAGTCTGGACTGCAAATCCTACATCTCTCATAGACCACGGAGCAGATGGTTGCTCAGCTAAGTGGACAATAATGTCTGGCTTGAAAGAGGCTAAGATAGAATTGATAAAATTTGGTGGGACTCCTCCAAGTGTAAGGTTGACTTGGTCGATGTAGTTTTTGTAATTGGCTTTGAGATAGTAACGTTTGGCTGTTACAGGCATGATAGGTGTTAGAGATTCAGTACCTACTTCATTTACTCTTCGTCTGCGTGAAAGATCATCTACTCCAAAGACTTCATGGCCTTTCCTTAGTAGATGGATGGTTAATGGATAGCCAATGTAGCCATCGTTTCCTAGTATTAATATTCTCATATCTCAAACTCCCTTATCTTTATAGATGAATTGTTAATTAGAAATTGTGTATGCTTGTCGTATACTTCTGCTTTGTTGATTACTATTTCTACAATACCTGCGTTGATTAGAATGCCAAAGCAATTCTGGCATGGAATAACTGAGTTCATGTAAAGAGTTGTACCTTCAACAGCAACTCCTAACCTTGCAGCATTTGAGATACAGTTCTGCTCGGCATGTTGGGCAGGACATAGCTCCATGTGGGTTCCTGATTCAAATCCCATCAGTCTGCGGGGACAAGTTTTGGCTACAACTTCAGGTCGTGTCCACTCTCCTCTCATTGTGCCTAGAACACTGTCCTTCATAAATCTCTCATGTCCACAGTGAGGTGTTCCTCGTGGAGGACCGTTGTAGCCTGTTGCTACTATCGAATGATCTCGCACGAGGATAGCACCTATGTTGCGGGAGAGGCAGGAAGATTTGGAGGAGATGGTTTTGCAGATGTCGTGGAAATAGTTGTCCCATCTTGAATTGTCTGTCTTTTTACTAGGGACTGGTGGTATACAATCCCTTCCACATTCAGAACATCTACCCCGTCCATCTATTGTTATCAATTTCCCTGGTGACGGTCTACAGTTTTTACAAGTCATCTCTTGAATTTCCTCCAAGTTTTAGAAATTGCACAATGTTGTATGTTATTCTCCTCTTGCTTCTCTCACTGAGGCGTAAAGTTTGAGAAGATAATTGATAGCATCGACGAACTTCTCATCCCACTGTGCGAGGGTAGGTTTTTCATCTCCAAGATCGTCTCCGAGAAACTCGTCATTGACCATGTCTGAGATTGACTGAAGAGACTTCGCTCCGAGGTCCATTATGGCAACTGGGGTAGATGAGTTGCGAAATACAGCTATACGACGAAAGTTTCCGAGTGAGTCCTTTGTGCTGAAGTATTCCTCTTCCTTTTCTTTCCGCTTATCGGCTGCCTTGCGAAGCAGATTATTCTTATACTTGTCAAAAGTTTCCTTATTCATTTATATACCTCCCTTTGTAATAAACCATAGCTTTCCACCCTCTTTTCTTGGAATAGCTAAGGATTTTGTTAATTGTGAAGTTCTTCATATAGTGAATAATAGGAGCTGCACGCTTACTTCCATTTGGAAGTATTTCAACTCCTGCAACGAACCAAGGTGATGTTATTCTAATTAGCATAAGATTGTTAAATTATTAAACGAACTGGAGTGCCAGTAAGCGTTTCTCAATTTCATCCTGTTTAATGGTATACTTTATCTGTACTCCCATCTGGCCCCTGAAGCATAAAGGCTTGCAGGAGTCGCCTCAGGACGTTCCTGAACCTTTGTTATCGGCCAAGCGCAGGAAATCATCCACTGACCTTACTGGCACACTTGATTTACTTCCCAGCAACGTATTTAGAGATAGTGTTCTGATCTCCGTATTCGTCACTTTTCTTCACGCCAAGAATGACCCAACCTTCCAGACCGATCAGATCATCGACCCAATCAAAAGGCTTGGAATAGTCAAGGTTAAACGCAGCAGCGAATTTGTGGAAGTCGCTCAGGGCGCGAGCAGCCATTTTGGGGCTGAGTTTGTCTCGGTCCTTCAGGTCCCATAGGAACCCATTGAACTCGAGAACAAGAGGTTCAGCAGGCACATCAAAGACTGGCTGATACCACTGGGCATCGTTCTTTTCTGAAATACCTTCACGAACTCCGATGATTCTGGCTTTTACCTCAGTTCCCCGAGGTAAGATTTTGGGTTCAGGTGCTTCCGCTATTTCTTTTTCTAAATCACTGTAGTCTGTAAGCATTTTTTATGCTCCTCCTTTGAGAGTTAAAGGTTAATGTTTAGACTTCGAGACAATTGATGATGAGTGAGATTGAAGCTGATCCTCTTTCAATCGTCTTCCTTATCTGCCTCACTTTGTCAGCTCTTTCTACAAGAACCTCTTCGGGAGCATCTTCGCTCTTTGTCATTGGTTCCTGTCGCAAGACACACTGTAGCATATCAGCAAGTTGGTCTATCTTGGTTAATAGACCATCGGATGCCTTATGGGCATGTCCCAGTTCTGCCACAAGATGACTCTCCCTCGAACCTGTGAGTGCTTCCTCCACTTTCATCACCTCCTTTCTTTTTCAGATTGTTTAAAAATTGAACAAACTAATCAACTTCCAACTTAGGCTTATCGCTCCAGTCAAGGCCTATTTTCTTAAGCAGACCTTTAATATCAGGAGGTTCAACTGCATCTAGTTTACCATTAGCTTTGAGTCGAGACCTAGCGACATATTCACCTAATGAATCAATCAGCATTTCACGCTTAGGCTCACGGCCCTTTCCATCCTGTCCTGATAAGACATAGATTTCATCGAATAGGAGAGGTATAGTAATGACTGCCTGGCCGGTGGTGTAGAATCGATACTTGATGTCTTCATAATTGATCCCAGTTTTGGCGTCTACTCGGACCAGCTTTCTGATTTCCCTCAAGTGACCGGTCAAGATGAAATCACAAGGGATACGCATCAACTTGTGGATATAGTTAACCATGTGAACCTTTTGAGGATTGTAGTCTCGGCGATGCTTTGGTACTCCACCTGCATCTTCTTGACCAGCCAGTTGATAATTCATAACTGCAATTCCCCAAGTGGTAGCACTATCAATGCAATAGGTGCCAAACTTCTCAAAGTATCCTATCTGCAGACGAATTTCGGTAGCCTTCATCCACGCAGCGAACTTGTCAGGTGAGAAAGGATCATCTGATTCCCACTGAGTATCGGCTACTACATCACCTGAGGCGATTAGGTCACGAAGACACTTTGTCCCACCTGGATCGAAGGAATCTACATGAACTGGGAAACGTGCACTTCTCAGCAGAAATGTCTTTCCAGCGTTCGTTTCCCCAGTTACCAATGCTGAGAAGCGCTTTTGTAAAGGGTCACCTTCATAGTATTCTTTTACTTTCTTTAATTCACTTTTATAATCGTAGGGCATTTATGCTCCTTTCCTTCCTCGAAGGTCCATCTTAGAAACATGTAAGAGAGGATTACGCTAGTGCCTCCCATAAAGAGGCCTATTATTAAGCACCATAGTTCTCTTGGGTTTAGTTCGAAGAAAGACATTATTTCATTCATTCAAGCCTCCTCAAATATTTCTTTTTCATCTACTTCAGGACATTTTAAGTGCTCAGAGTCATAGATTACTAGTGTATCTTTGAGTAACCATCTCTCAGTCCAGCCTATTTCTTCCACTCTACTACACCGTACACAGCGGAAGGCATAAGTTTCTTTGCAAGGACGTAGTACTTGTGATTCCTCAGTTACACACTCAGTACAGGTGGCTATTTGTTTCATAGTTAACTCTCCAGTATATGTTTTATAGTCTCAGCATGACACCTCTTTGGAGTGCACCAGCAGAATAGTCTAACTTCTTTATATATATCGAGTGCACCTCTTATGCTAGTCAATTCACTTAGGATACTTGGGTCTTTCTTCAGGATTTGTGTATCTATCCATTCTTTGTACTTGTCACATACTATATCTCTTTGAGATTCATTAGACATTCTGAATGGGTTTCCCAGTGGAGATGCTCTATCGACCCTAAAGTCGTAAGGCTCTGAAGGTCTAACATTCCTCATATTCATTATATTTATTACTTGTTCCATTCTAAATCCTTCTTAACTGAAGTTTTCATCTCCGCAGGGTTCCAGAATTCTACTCGAAACCCTATAGGAGGCTCATAACACTGTTGGAGAGGATTAGGCCATGCAAGACAGAAGTCATGGAAGGCACAGCCGAAGTAATCTGCACAACTATTGGTATTCATAGGGAAGGCCATTAGCACAGTGTCTTCCTCTTTGCAATGAAATAGTCGATCAGTTTCTCTATCCAAATCATCTAATAAATCAACAGTGTTCCATAGCCAGACGTTCATTTGTTCAGGAGTTTTGAATGCAGGTACTCGTTCAAAAGAGATGTGATAGCCTGCAGAGCGATTCTTACTTCCACGCTTCAAGAATTCGAATGCAGTGCCGCAAAACTCTACTCCCAAGACTTCTTCAATAGGAAACATGCAATAAAGGCAGTGGGTATAGGTGCCATTCTGAACACTTAGATGAAACTTCTCTCGCCATTGACGACTGAAACGTTTAGCAGACTTATGATCCCAAGAGAAGATTCTACTGTCGGCTTTGCGTCTCATGATAGAGTCCATTCGGTAGTGGAGGACTCTATTCTCGTCAACAGGTACGGTGCCAGAAATTTCAGTCATCTTTTTTCCATCTAACTCAACCACTTCATTTTCCATAAGGTCAGTTTGTCGCTCACTGGAATATTTAATGAGGGCATTGAAGACGTTGGTTGGATCTTTGGGTGTATAGATGGCATCGGTATCTGGATGGAATTCTTGACGGTAGTGTTCACTGAAGGCATTGAAGGCACCTTTGATATCTTCGTAGCCGTTGAGAAGTTGGAATTCTCTAGCTTTATGCCAAGCTTCACCGAAGTATAGATCGTGGGCGGGCTGATCCATTCTCCATCCAAGTATGTGCTCGAAGAAGTACTGCCTAGGGCATTGGAGACGAGTGTCTAGTTTGGAGGAATCTCGGATTGACCAAGTTGGGTGTTCAGTTATTGGGAAGGTCATTTGTCTCCTCCTCACATTTATTAAATAGAAAACTTATAAATCTGTCAAGCATAGTCTGTTTTACTATTCTCAGATGAATCCCTTGTCCCCATAAAGGTCTTCTTACTCTTACTACATGCTTAATCCCTGTTTTTTCAAAATCTTTTAGGTTTATGGCAAAAGGATCCACTATTAGTATATCGTTTTCCTTATCCATCTTTATTACTTGACAGAAGTTCTTGTAGTCCTTTCTCACCTCACATCCCTCCTTAGCAAATGTTGATCTAGGAGTTCCTGTGTCATGCGAATGACTTGTATACATAAACTAAGTATAGGCTCTGATTCTTCCATTCCCTTTATGTCTTGCTCAAATATAAGAGCTTCCCTCCGCCACTTTTTCAAAGTTCTTTCTGTAATCATTCTTTTTCTCCTTTCGTTAATTCATTTATGATTAATTCATCTGTAATCTCTCCAAAGTATATATATGCTCTAATGGAGAGCAGTCCAGCGATTACACAACTAACTACTGTTACTGTAAGACAAAAGGTTACCATTTTCTTCTCTAAAATACTATATTCCTTTCCAGATATTCTCCTTCCTTAAACAACAAAAGGTTAAGTTTCCTATGCTTCACTGCAAACAAAGCACAGGCTATACTGTTCATTACGTTGAGAGAACATGGAACTATGTGATCATCTTGTTCCGAATCCTTCATAATAGCAGTGAATAACCTGTGCATGTTGTTTGTGCTATACCGATTCATAGGGCCCTCGCTAAGGAAAATCAACTCGCCGAACCTCTTAGCGGGTGAGAAGTCATGTGCACTTTTGTTAACTATATAAACTCTAGACATCTTCTGGGTCTCCAGTAGGTTCATTTTCAGGGGCTGTATTCTGCATATCTCCTATGTTGTTAAGGAGATTCTCAGGGGCACTCGATGTGGCATCAGATTTGATGAACTCTTTACCTCTTCTATCCCCTGGTTCTGACATAGCAAGAGGAGATAACGGAGAAAGTTCGTTTAATTTTTGAACGAACTGGTCTTTATCCTCAGGAGGATCAAAGGATGGAATGTCAACTGGAGTCAAGTCAAGTTCGGCGATCTCATCTGGACATTCATGGAACTCGACTACGTTAATAACAGCTCCGTATTTAGGCATGGCCTTACGTAGGACATTAAGGCGTGTGCCACAGTTGGAACAATAGACTATTTTCATTCTGCTACCTCCTCAATAGTTACCTTGCACTGCTCCCAGGGTTTTCTATCTGGAAACAGTTCAGTTATTTTGCAGGTTAAGGGTTTGCCAATAGTAAGCATGGCAGACACTTCGGAACTAAACTTCTTCGGCACATAGCCACACATTGTGACTCCTTCGGCTCTGTGATCTTCGATCCTGACAGCATTAGGATCGTATTTGTTAGTTGGCTCGGCTGTCAAGACGAAAGTGTCCTCAACTCGTAAGAGATTAAGAACTCCATGCATCTGATGATGCTGTACTCCGGCGATGTAGAAGGTTATATTAAACATAGCTTTTCTCCTTTCTTTTTAATTATCTTATAAGTCCCCACTTCTGCAATATTTCATAGTAATGTTCACTCTTATATACTGGACTAGCATTAGCAATAGCAGCCCACATATTCTCAGCGTTCATCCCTAGACATTCACAGTGAGCTGCAAGGGCTCTTGCGTGAAGCCAGAGCATTTGGATATGAGCAAAGGTGTTAAGTTGTACTTTTGCTTCCTCACCTTGGGCCATCTTCAGTCCGGCATGTAGAGTTTCAAAGATCTCTGTTCCAGACTGTCCAAATCCCATCTCTTCTTTTTCATCTGTCATCTTCAATCACCTCCACATTAAAGGTTCCTTTTGGAATCTGTTTATTAGTCAGATGTTGATAGTGAACAATGATCTTCTTTCCCGCCAACTCATCTCGAACGGCCCATAGTCTAGACTTATCATCACTGTCAAGCCCTGCACTAACTGCGAACTCATCACCTTTTTGACTTGAGCAAACGATAGATCCGATGCGACCTTTCGGTATTCCGTCTTTGCTAATCTCTTCCTTCCATCCGATGATGTCATAGATATCTTTTTTCTTTGGTTTGAACTTCATCACGTGAATACTTCGCTTCTTTACGTAAGGTGCTTGGAAGTGTCTGACAATTATGCCTTCGTAGCCAAGCCCTATGATTTTGTCATAGGTACTCTTCACCTCATCTAGATCAGTACACACCCAGAAAGGTGCGACTTGAATCCAAGGATTCATACCTCTTAAAGCATCTACCAAGATTTGTCTTTTTATTTGTGGCTGATCGTTAATGATGTCAAAGACATGAAATTGTATCTTCCCATGCATAGAATGAATATTGACAGTGCGTGATGTAATAGAAAGGATTTCTTCAAAAGACATTCCATGACAGTAGAGTTCACCATCTAATTCAGCCCTAAGCTGTAAATCACTTAAGACTCTATTTAAATGAGGTACGCTGTAAAGGACATTCTCTTCACTTGAAAGCAGAAGATATTCATTACCTTTTGGTCCAGTCTCAAGTGGTACAGCGCGGCATCGAACTCCGTCATACTTAGGCTGGACAATGTAAGGAGGTTCCCACTTAGCTAAACGTTTCTCTTCAAACGGATAGCATTTCATTATCCCTTTCCAACGCTGCCAATTACTCATCAGAAGCCTCCAGCGAGGCTATTCTTTTGTCTAGATCATCAAGAAGTTCTCGGTAGGTTTTTGGGTAGGTGTGAAATTGTCTCTTTGGTAGTTTTCCAGTCTCTGAATCGTAGACTGAATAATAGCCTCCGTGGCAGGACACAGTGGCATAGTTCCTCGCAAGCTTTGCTAACTTCCTCAGTTTTCTTATCATCTGCTTTTCCTCTCTTTCGTTTTAGTTCGTTTAAAAATTTAACAATCTTGTCATATTTCTACTACTCTGTACAATTTTAAAGGGTTTAAAAAGTGCCCTCAGCACAATTACCAAGGGCACTCCACACATGAAAGGAGAAAAAAGTTAAGCTTTCGCAGCTCTCTTCTGCAGATCGGCCATCATCTTCTGCTGTTCAGCAGGTGTAGCACTCTGGAACGTGGCCAGGTAAGCCTGAATTGGATCGACCTTAGCACCCTTCTGTGCAACGCCCATCTTGGCTCCGCCGAGACCGGCCTGAATCTGATCCTGATTCTCACCTTTCTTCAGCCTGGCCCTGACATTTCCTTGGATAGTGACGACCCAGTTTGCATTGGCGTTAGTGGCCACGGCCTCATCACCAAATAACTTGATCATCTCTTCCGCCGTTTTACCAGTCTCCACAACGATAGTGGCAGGCCCAAGGCCCTGACTGATAACCTTTCCTTCCGCATCTTTCTTTGCTGGAATCTGTGCTGTAATACTTAATTTCTCTGGCATAGTACTAACCTCCTCTTAAATGGGTTTATAAGAAACACTCCAACCAATTTACCAGAACTACATAATGTTTGTCAATACACAATTTGGGGTATTTGCTTCCAGAGATCACCTCCTTTCAAGCTAATCTTAGTAATGTTCTTCTTCTCTCTGGCTCAATAGCATCTATAACAGCATAGAGCCAGTTAGCTCCTTCCAAAAGTCTGAGTATTTTTCCTTTGGCTCTTCTATTGTTCCAGGCGTCAAAGTACTCGTCTTCATCTCCTACTGTCCAAGTTTGACCTCGGTAGGTTGCAAAGTGAAGATCTTTCATATTTCTTCCTCCTCCGTTACAGTGTCATCTTCTATACTTACATCTACTCCTAACTCTTTTGCAATCTGCAGAACTTGTTCTCTGGTTAAAGTAACTGCAACTTGCTTAGGTTCCTTGCCAGGTGATGGAACTTTGGTTAATTTTTCTTCTTCCGCAAGTGCTCTGTCAGCTCTTTCAAATTTTTTACTCCATCTCCAGTGTTCAGTTTCGTAGGTCTTGAGAATCTTCCTAATATGCAAAATAGTTTCCCAAACTGCTGCACATCTAACTTTGGCATTAGCTCTATCCAATACCAGTTGATCTTTCTCTTCTTTCGTTAGCATCTTATTCCTCCTCAATAAAAGGTCCAATCATTCCTATGACTAGCCAAGATTGTCTAGTTTCTGTTAGTCTCCTTAACTCCCTGTCATAGATTGTTACTGGAGTCAGACCATCTTCTACTATCTTCTTATGCCCTGCTCTGACTCCTTTTTGGAATGAAGTTTTCTTTATATATTCTAAGAATTCTTCTGGGCTTCTTGGTCTTGCCATCTGTGTTCCTTTCTAAGATCGTAAAATTATTGAACGAACTTACCTCCACACAAAGTTGTCATTCTCAAGTTGCCAACCAATCTTTGCTACATTGTCAGGATCAATGCCAAAGCATTTAAGCACATCAGCATGAGTGCCTCTTCTAATTGCTCTAACTCCACCGTTGACCAGTTTGACACAAACATACTTTACTTTGCCACTACTTTCTGTGATTCTTCTTGGCCTCTTGTTGTATTTAATAGTTGGCAACTCATCTTTGAATATTCTTCCTTGATGTCCCAAAGAAGGCCTGACTAGTGTAATATGCTTACCTAGAATAGATATCATAGTTACCTCCTTAAATGCTTTCTTCTTCTCTGAGCTTTCTTAGTTCTTCTTACCTCCCCAGCATGTTTGATCCTACCTTGAACAGTAGGTACACCGCTATAGCTTGGGCCGCTATACTGTGGAGTGAAACTTCCACCCATCATAGCTCCACTACGTGATGATGTAGGTCTGAAGGCTACGGCCATAGCTCCCATAATTTCTAACATAGTCTTATGACTTTGTTTTTGCATCTTTTGGACTCTCCTTTCATCTCCTCTGCCTCCTCAGCCCACTCAGCCCAAGGCTCAGTGACCGAAGGCATAGATTTCAACTGTCCAATAACAGTAGGATGCCAACACTTCCTGTGATACTTAGCACCTGGACAGTCACAAATAAAAAGGCCGACGCTCCACTTGAGTGTATAATAGTGGATGCCGGCCTTCATGACCTGTACTACACGAGTCCTCTCGAGAAGTCTAAACTCGTATAGTATATTCTTATGCTCTGTCGTTAGGATCTTCATCTAACTGCCTTCAACAGCCAGCCTTTGCAGGTGATCTTATCAGACTCTGTCAATAGATCAATGATTGACTGGTAAGTATCTAGACTCATAACGCCAGTGAGGAGTGCATACAGATGGCCTGAAGGTATTCCATCTTCTCCTGCTTCCTTGATAACATCATAGATGGTTTCTACTACATCTAAAGGTTTCATTGTCTACCTCCAAACTTGATAACCATAGTATCTGTTAACTGCATTTAGAAATCCTGGGCCACAGGACCATGGAGATGTCCATGCTAGCTCATAGGTCAACTCGTGCCCAACGGCTAACTCAATCAACTCATACATTCTTAGATAGAACATCCTCTACCTCCTTTCACTGGTTTAGTTCCTGAGTGATTATTGTTTTGAGTGACTCTTCCAACCTGTGTACTGCTATTCTAATCAACTTAGAATGAGTCATGCCAAGTGTAATGGTCTGTAATCTGTTAAGAGTTTTCAGAGTTTCTTCATCTATCGAGATATTCTTTCGTTCCATACTAGCCCTCACTTTCAAAGTGTGCAACAACCCAGTCCATTAGCCCATCATACTCCCTTGTACTGAGCAGTCCTACATCTGCTAAAGCGTTAAGATAACCTTCAGCCCAGTTCTTGCCTTCCAACTTACCGTCTGCAGTTGCACAAACATCCTTGAGTCTTGTTCGTATCTTGATATGATTCATTAGTGGTACTGGCATATTAGTCCTCACCTCCTTCCATCCAAACTACCTCCTTAGCTTCGACATACCCATCTTCACAGAAGTCACAATCCTCATAGCTTCCTGGATGACATCTATTCGCCATACACTCATCGTATGACAGCCACCTCCTTGGGTTACCTCTGCATTGTGGGCACAGTACGAGTTCTTGTTCCATATCTCTATCTCCATATGTGACAGAAGAATAGATAGAACATACTTATATGCTTGCAATTTAAACATCTATCAAGTAAATACATAGCGTCCTCGACTCTTACTTTACGTCCACAACAGTCACAATAGATATACATGGCCTCTACCTCCTTTTTATATCCTCCAGACATGGAGCACAGATTTGTTCCGTTCTTGGATGATTGAGATACCATCCAACTGACGGTGTCCAATACTTCCCACATTCTTTACATATCATCTAAAATCACCTCCTTTCAATTCGATTCTCACCAACAAAACAACACGGCCCAGTATACCATAACATGATACATATGTCAATAAGGTTCCGATGATTATTTTACCCTCTTTGCAATTACAGTATTGACTCAAGATCATTCAATTTTTAAACGAACTATTAAACTACTCCACCTTTCAAATCTTCAACATCAACCTCTTTATTCAGTTCTTTCAGTGTCTCTCTATCCTTCTCTTCTAACTCAATAGCCTTCTGATTCAACTCTTCTTCAGTCAACTTCCTAGCTCTATCATCACCAGGATGATCAACTAACTGTCCACTCTCCTTTGCTGCTTCAACAGCTTTTTCTTTATCTTCTACTCCCTCTTTCTTAGCGTCAGCTATAGCCTTTTCAAGTATCTTTGTCCCTTCTACTACATCAGGCCTAATGCCTCTTGTCTTCAGCGGCACTACACTATTTATATTGTGTACTGTATTGTACTGTCTGTCAGCATAACTCTGTGGATCAACACCTTCAAACCTCAAGTTTTCCATTGACACAGCATTGCTGATCTTCTTCAAGCTTCTTCTCTTCAATCCAGGTTGATAAAGTCTTCTCTCTTCCAGATGTCTATGAGCAGCTGCGACGGTATCTATCTCCACCGGTAGCATATCATTAGCATTTAGCACTTCCCTCAACATATCTACACTCCAGCTTAACAACTGACTCATTGACCTAATATCTATCCCACATGCTACCCAGTACATATCCAACTCAGCCAGTGTAACTATACTCACCCTCCCTTGCACCGGAACACTGCTCTCTACCTTCATCTCATCTCTATTCATTCTAACACCTCCATAATTGTATTTTGTATGAATGTAGTAATGTTTATTCGTGTGCGTAACCCGAGGCGAGTCTCCATCATACATGCCTACAGTATAATGTATATATATATATCATACATTATATTATTCTATATGTATACTGTATATTGTATGAAATATACTCGCCTGTCATGTAGCACACATATAACATTCATACACCATACATCATACACATACTACCCTACAATGTCAATACACAATTCAGTACATTTCCCTCCACTATGTCATTTCCCCTCTTATTAACATAGATGATAGACAAAAAAAAGAGGACATAGATTTCTCTATATCCCCTTTGCTCTTTCGTGAATGTTCTAGATGTCGGTTTAGTAACTTAACTTTCTGGAATTACCTCTGGATTGTCAATCGCCTTAGTTGCCAATTCTAGAGCTTTATCCTCTGGTAATCCAGCTTGTCTAAATGCCTGGATTAATTCATCTATCTTTTCTTCTCTGGTTTTGACCTTGACACCAGGCGCTGTAAAATCCACATTTACAACTTGTCGATTTTTCCATGTGTCAAATTTTGACCGTCCAGGACCGTTTTGCCAAGAAATCCGAGTAGATGAACATGCCTTGGTAAATACATCTTTCAATGGCACGTCATTGAAATGAATTCTAAGGGTTACTTGTTTCTTATCGGTTGAATCTGCATCTGGCTTGAATGAAGCGTCAATGTCAAACGTCAATCCACTAACGGTATGGTCCATATTCTTAATTATCATAGTATACTCCTTTCATGAGTAATGTATGACATTCAAGAACATTCACATTATTTAATTGTCAATGAGCAATGATGAAATGCCACTTTCATCGTTATTTTCATCATACCTAATCCGTGGAATATGTCAAGGTTTATTTTATTTAATCAATCGAAAGGCGAAGGGGAAGATTGACCCAAATAGAGGCTGGGTTGACTATCTCACATTTTATTTATAGTTTTGCAAATTGTACATTTTAGGACATTGTTGAAGATCGTTTCAAAATTAAACGAACTGGTTGTAGAGGTAGGAATGTAGAGGTAGGAAATGGATGGGAAAATACGTTGACATTTGGCACGTAGAAGTGTTATGGTATATAATGGAGATTGAGAATATGGCCGAGGGTAAAGTACAGCATAGAGAAGGTCTTTATGGGTTTGAGTTTCTGGAAGAAGACGGCAGACGTGTGCCTGCCGACGAAAGGAAAACGCCCGAGATCAAGGCCCTCTGGCAGCGGAACCATGAGATAATTAATCTGAGTATTAAAGGCTACAAAGGCACCGAGATAGCTGAAATTCTCAACATTCATCCTCAGACTGTCAGCAATACATTGAATAGTGAGCTTGGCAAGAGAAAAATATCTGACATTACATATGAGAAGGATATAGAAGTTAAGAAAACCATTGAGAAAGTCAGAATCTTATCCAACAAAGCACTTGAAACTTACCACGAATTCTTCGACGATGAAGGTAATGAACTATCCCTTAAAGACAAACGTGAAGGAGCAAAGGACTTCTTAAACGACATGAGTGGTTTGCGAGCTCCTACAAAAATCCAAAGTCATTCCGTCCACACTACTTTAACTGCTGAAGAATTAGAAGGATTTAAAAAACGAGGGATGGAAGCTATGAAAGAAAGTGGAATGATAGTTGAGATAGAACCTGAAGAGAAAAATGACAGAGTGGATTAAACAAGGAGTTCTAGGTGAGCTTAATGTTCAGATGAGAAAGTGCCACGGTAGGTTGGTTAGATACTACAAAGACAACGGGAGAGATTTCTATGTCACTTCAAGACGAGAAGGTAATCATTCTGCTGGCTCGCTTCATCCTGATGGTGGGGCAGAAGATTTTAGTGGCCAGGGAGTCCCAGTCGAAGAAATTAAAATTGTCTGTGGCAAAGACTTCGATGTTGTTGACGAAGGGACTCACATTCACTATGAGTACGATCCTAAGTAAAAGGAGAAAGAAATGAAGAGAATAAGAATTTTACTGGCACTTTCTGTTATATTACTTCTAGCCGCATGTGCCTATAATGCTCAAGTTGCCCAAGATGCTTATGATACTCTGGAAGAGGCAAAGGTTGCCTATGATATGTCCTTAAAAATCTCCGCTGAGCTTTGCAAGTTAGGGTTCATCAGTGATGGTGACAAAGAGGAAATAATCAAGGTTATGAAAGTCTACCACGATGCTCATAATGCTTCAGTTATCCTCTTGGGTGAATATGGAAAGTTTTCCATTCCTCAACTTGACGCCATAAAAGTCAAACAACCTGAAACTTATTTCGAGGAGAAAGATGATAAGATTGATTAAACAGATGGTTAGGCCCTTCATAGCAGTCTCATTTGTGTTAGTTACATTGGTCCTGTTTGTGATGGGTAAGATTCCCGCAGAAGCCATTTTACAAACTACAGGGATCATAGTTGGCTTCTATTTTGGTGAGCGAGCAGCCCTCAAGAAAACTGACACCACAGAAACTGAATGATTCCCAAAGTCTCTGTAATAATATCTAACCGCAACGATATTGCGATGCTAGTCGTCACAATTCGTTCTTGTATAGAGGAACTCAGGCCACTTGGCAAAGGCCTCGGTGAGATTATCATAGTTGACAATTCCGACCCTGCAGCATATAAACTGCTAGGAAGTGCCTTACCAGTTGGATATTGCAGAGACAAATTACTAAAAGTCTATCGTCAAGACTTTCCATGTCTGTTTAGTGCTAGAGAAACTGCAGCTGAGAAAGCCTCTGGTGAATACATCTTCTGTGTAGACTCTCATATGTTAATCGGGAGGGATTGCATAGTAGATTTGGCAAGCTTTATGGATGAACATAGGAAGGATAAATCCTTAGCCTTCGCCCACGCTCCAATCTCCTGGGCTCACCACCATGAAAGATACGCTAAACATGACAGAGATATAAGTGAGAATGAATTAGGAAATTGGAACATTGCTTATCCTTATAGACGAACCATCACTTGGAAGGGAATGCCTTGGATGTGTCGTCGAGAGTGGTTTTTAGATCGAGATAAAGGCTTAGGAGGCTACGGAGCCCTTTCAGATCACAAAGTTAGCTGGGGCGGAGGCGACATGCACATTGGAGTCAAGCCCTGGCTTCTTGGATTTAAAAATTGGGCAGTGCCTACTAACCCTTGCATTCACATAGGGCCTTTTCCTAAAACTGACCAAGGAAAGAATCCTAATGTTACAAAAGTGTCAAACTTTCGATCTAAAGACAAATATCGAGTTTATGGAGAAAGTGGACAATTCCCTCATACATTTGGTTTCTTAGTTTCCTGTTATATTCTCGGTGGAGAGTCAATGATGAAGCGGAACAAAGAAGCTATCACAAAACGTTTTGGTAACTTTATAAATGTCGACAAGTGGTGGCAGAAAGCTATGGAAGTTGGTCATAGTGAAAAACAATGGCTTGATAAACGAAAAGTCATGTCATTTGGAGAACTACTTAAAACGAAGCCTTGGGATAACTAGATGGCCGTACAGATAGACAGAGCTATATGCCTTCATATTCCTAAAACAGGAGGTACCTTTGTCAGAAATTACTTCAAGGAAACAGGTATGAGTCACGGAGTTAAGGCATTGGAAGAAAGAGCCCACATGAACGCTTATCTCCTGCGTGAGACTATAGGTCACACAGAAGATCTAATATTCTGCTTCGTTCGACATCCTTTAACATGGTACAGATCATATTGGACAAGTAAGCAGCAAATACCTGATAGAAGAGGCGGACCTCTGGATGAGATAGTCGATGAATCCTGGGAAACATTCATAGAGACAGTGATAAATAAGTATCCTAGATACCTAGAAGGTTTTTACGAAGGATACACTGAAATCTGCAGATTCATTGGAAAGCAGGAGAACCTCAGAGATAATCTGGACACTGTTCTCAGATTCCTAAGAATTCCTTACAACAGGGAATACTTGTTCAAGAGAGTCCCTGATAATGTGGTTCCTTCCAAAGTGAAGTACACCATGCTGCAGGCTATGGCTATCATGGATCATGAGAAGAATATCATTAAGAAATACAATTACAACTATATACCTACAGAGGCGATAAATTGAGAACGATAATAGTAGCACTATATCCCTACAAAGGTCAAGGTCTTGACTCTTGGATAGATCACGGAGCAGGTATGACCTACATTGCAGCTAAGAATGATGACTGTGATGTGGAATTCCTAGATATGAAGTCTTTGGCTAACGATGCTGAGTTGAAGGAAAAACTTAAGGGTTATGACTTGATAGCTTTCGGACTGAAGAGTTCTTACTATGCCATAGGTATGAAGGTGGTGAAGTTTGCCAAAGAACAAGGTTCCAAGGTCTTAGTTGGTGGCTATCATGCTACTGCAGCACCTGGCGAACTCCTCTCCAACTCTGACATAGACTACGTCTTCCACGGGGAAAGTGAACTAACTTTCCCAGAATTTCTCAAAGATCCTTCAAAATTTAAACGATCTATCATAGGCAAAAAGCCACCTAACCTTGACCTTCTTCCCTTCGTCGACAGAGACATCTACCGTGAGCCACTAGAAAATTGCCTAAACTGGTGGCATGGTGGAAAACTGTCAAAGATGACTACTGTAATGGCAGCTCGTGGATGTCCTTACAAATGTGCCTTCTGCCAGCCCCTAGAAGACAACCACTTTGGCAAAAAGCTCCGACGTAGAAGTGTTGATAGCATAATAGCTGAACTCAGACGACTTAAAGAACTCTACCATCCAGACTGTCTAATGATCCATGATGACACTTTCCTCATTCAGCCTAAATGGATAGAGGAGTTCATCGAAAAGTATCCTGAAATCGGACTTCCATTCTGGGCTGCAGCTCGTGCGGACGGAATCTGTGAGCATCCAGGTTTGGTCAAGAAACTAGTCGATGTGGGTTGGGAACTCATTTCCGTAGGCTACGAATCCGGCAGTCAACGAATCCTCGACATTCTAAAGAAAGGTACCACAGTAGAACAAAACTACGAATCTACCAAGATAATCAGATCTACCAGAGCCAAAATCTACGCCAACTACATAACTGGATTACCTTGGGAAACTAAATGGGACATCCAGGAAACTGCAAAAATGGCTGACATTATAGCAGCAGAAATGCCTTCATGGGCCTATTTTACTCCCTATCCGGGCTGTGAACTTGGCGAGGAACTCATCAAAAGAGGTTGGTCATTACTGAACAGAGAAACCTATGACCGCTGTCCTTCCGGAGAAAAAGTCAAACATGTTGACTATGACTACATAAAGAAAGTCCGAGGAGGCTTCCGTGAGGAGACTTATCCAGAATTCTGCGACATCATTATTCCCTCTTACAACAACGAACACTATACGATAGGATGTTTAGAGTCTATCAAGAAGAACACTAAACCTGGAACCTATCGGGTTATCTGGGTAGATAACGGCTCAGAATTCCCTAAAAAGGTCGACAAAGTAATCTCCGACATGGATCATGTTAGTATTAAACTTCCCACAAATGAAGGCTTTGTAGGAGCTACGAATAGAGGCTTCGAAATCTCCAACGCTCCTAATGTTTGTCTCCTGAACAACGACACTGAGGTTCCAAACAGGTGGTTAGAGAAACTAATCACTGTTTTACAAGGTTCTGAAGACATGGGAATTGTAGGTCCTTTAACTGGCTACGGAGAAGGCCTGAAGATGGACTCCCATCACAGTCTATCTCTTCACTCAACTCTGCTTCCGACTGCAGCTACTACCTGGGACCTAGATAAGATTAATTCTAAACTTGAGCTGGGATTCAGTGGCAGAACATACTCGATGTCATTTGTAGGATTCTTCTGTGGCGTTATCAAAAGGGAAGTGATTGACAAGGTGGGTTATCTGGACACTAACTACAAAATGGGTATGTGGGATGATGTAGATTACAATAGAGCCGCTCAAGAAGCTGGATACAGGACTGAATTGGTTATAGATACCTGCATCCTACATCATGGGAGGGCTACATTTAAGGAGATTGAGAAGAAAGAAAACTTCAATGTAAACAAGTTACTAGCACTGAACAAAGGTTACCTTGACACAAAATGGAGAAAAATCTACGCTGACAGAGGACTGCAGCCTGTCGTGGACTTCGACAAAACCTTCGTAATCTCTCGAGCAATCTATACTCGTATGGGAGAGAAATCAGCTATAGGTGTATTGACTGAGGACCGACTATCCCTAATGCAAAGATATTTCATAGATAGCTTAGGCAATCAAACAGATTCAGACTTCACTGTCTACCTTATTGTAGGTAAGTACGAAAATGATGTGACAAAGAGAATTGAAGACTTGAATTGGGACAAGGTCAATGTGCAGTTCATCTACACTGATGGTGATTTGTCAGAATGGAGAAATACTGTACTAAGAACAGAGAATTGGGGAAGAGAACAAGACGAAGGTTCTCCAGAATCTATCGTACGTAAGTACGGCCATCCCCAAGCTAACATCATGGCCAGACTAGACACAGATGATTGGGTAGCTCCTGGATGGATAGCTCACATGAAACATATGGCAGTGACTAAGCCAGAATCTCACTTCCTCATTAATTATCAAGTCACTGGCCAAGGTTTAGACGGTCGTCTATATCAATTTTCTATGTCTCACAATCATGGCAGGACAAGCCCATTCATAGCCTTGGTACAAAAGAAACCACCTCGAATTAGTCCCTATATGGACGCCCACCTGAAGATGGGTACTAAGTTTTCGACAGTTTACACCGTACCTCCTTTGTACACCTTCATGGTTGTTCATGAAGGTAATAGAAGTAACAGGTTCTATCCTTTAGACATATACTTTGAAGATGTGGAACTTGATAAGGTAGTTAAAGAGTTGAAAGTCCCTAAGAGGAAAAAGTCTAAGCGTAGGGTAGTAGCATCTACTACCAAAGGATCAGATTGGCGAGCTAGGATTGCCCAAGGTGAGGCAAGAAATGAGACCGTTTAATTATTATATGAACTATTGGAGGAAGAGATGATAAGATTAACAACCACTTTATCAGGAATAGCAGAAAGTACATTGACTATAGACTGCGACGATGTGGTCCGGAACTTTACAAATTTAGAGCTGAACAGTTCCAGAGGCAATCGTCCTATTCAATGTCTAATAACTGTCGAGGGGAATGCCATAAGATTCGGTATTGGATCTAATCCTACTCAGGGAGCAGATGGCTCTGGGGCTGCTGGACATGTTCTCTACGCAGGTCAAAGTATCTTACTAGACAACTCTGTCAGTATCAGCAACTTCAGGTTCTTAAACCATACAAATCTACAAAACGCTTTCATCCAGGTCACTATGTTCTATGCACCTGGACAATAGGAGGGAGTTATGAAAGAATTTCTATCTGCTTTATTGATTGTACTTGTAGCCATTCTCATAATGGCTCCGAATCCAATAGGCCCTGTGCCTCCAGACAACACTCCGTACAATGCAGGTACTTGGAACGGCAATCAGAGGGCTGCCACGAAGAATGCTATAAGGGATCAACTGGAAGCCATGGCTGCAGTTGCAGCTCCGACGAATGCTTCCTATATTACTCAGATAGCTGAAGCAAATCTCACGAATGAACAGGCTATGGGTGCTCTAGGGACTGGAGCTGTCTGGAATACTACAACTACTGGCGTTCAGAGTATTTCGGCTGCCCTAACATCAATAGGCAATCTAACTGAGACTAATGGTGGGCTATTGTACGGTACTGCTGATAACACCTATGCTTGGCTTGCAGCAGGTGCAACAACTGAAATACTCGTTGGTGGAGGTGCTGCTGCTCCTGTTTGGACTACTGCAACTGGCTCAGGCGCCCCTGTTAGAGCAACTGATCCGACTTTTGCTAACAAAGTTATGATAAATACTGCTACGACTACTTATCAGCTAAATGTTGGAGGTCATATATATCCAGTCGATAGCCATGTTCTATTTACTACCGGCAGGGGAGTGCTCGATGCTAGTTCTGCTACGTATGGTCTCAAACCAAGGAATGGGTCTAATGAAGTAGAGATTTTAACTAACAATACTTCAGCTGTAACTGTCGATAATGCCCAAGTAATGACTATCACATCTTTCGCTGGTTCAGGTGATGTAACTACAAACGCTGCGAAGGAAATGATAGATACTTCCGACAGGCGTTTGAAGAAACACTTGGGTTATCTTGAAGATGGTGCTTTAGACAAAGTGATGAAGTTTAGACCTGTTTACTTTGCCTATCTTTCTGATTTGGCAAAAGTAGGTAAGAAGAGTGGCAAGAAGAGAATTACAAAGAGGCAGGCCAGAACCCTCGGATTCTACGCTCAGGACGTCCGACCTATTCAGCCGGAAGCTGCCCCTTACAATAAAAAGGAAGACAAGTGGGGCTTTAATAGCCGTGCCATGCTTGCGGTCATGGCTAAAGCAATTCAGGAACTTAACGCTAAAGTTGCTGAACTTGAGAAGGACAGGAGGGGGAGATGAAAAAGATTATCTTAGCTGCTTTACTGACTGTTTTAGTAACGGCTGTGGTGGCTCTTGCAGACTTCTTTCCAGATGTAATTGTAACCAGTCCAAACGGTATCTGGACTGATACAAGGGCTTACTCATCTATTGATGCTGCACTTACAGCTATCGGAACTAATGTCAGAGATGTGTACATTGTGAGGGAGGAGGCAACTACTAATCTCACTATCCTTAGCAATGTCAATCTGAACTTCATTTCCAGAGGTTCCATAGCTAATACAGGTCAACTTACTATACAGACTAAGAATATCAACGCACACAATCGTCAGATATTCACTGGAGTTGGCAATATAGATTTTGCAGCTGGAACCATTCTCAAGACTAGATACTTCTCCAACGTTGAAACAGCCTTTGCTCTAACTGCAAATGACACAGTGACTCTCATAGTATCCCAACCACAGAATATCACAGCAAACTATTCGCCTGGTAACAATGTAACTCTTAAATGGAATTCTCCAGGTAACATACTAACAGTCAACGCTGGAATTACTGTTGGTAACTTAAAGAAAATAGAAGCTGGAAATTACCAGATCTTTGCAGGTTCTGGCGATCTCGATTTCCTTGATGGGGCTGTTCTTAGCCTTAGTTGGTTCAATAGACTACGTACTATAGTCACTTGGGCTGGTACTGATGAGGTAAATTTAGTAGTTACAGAGTCAGCAGCTGTCACTTTTGACAATACTATTCCTGCTACTATGTCTTTATTTATCTATAAAGGGTCTATCCTCACTGTATCTGCAGGCAGAACTCTCACTATCAATGGTGCTTACTCGGCCGGACTTTATCAAACTTTTAATGGTTCAGGTGATGTAGAGTTCGGCTTGGAGTCTGTTTTATCTATATACCCTGTCTGGTGGGGATTCAGTACATCTACTTCAGATGTAGTTAATGCTGCAGCTATTATGTCTGCTATAGATTCCCTTCCCACTGATAGGGGAGGTGACATACAGATGCACGGTGGAACTTTTTCTGTTGATGCAGATGTTATTGATATATCTACTCTTGAAAATGTTACACTGCGAGGGGTAGGCTCAGCTAGAGGCTATGGCCCTAATGATGCAGCTACTAGACTAAATTTCACAGCTGGAACTGTTGGCATAAATGCCTATACTGCAGCAGTTCCTAATACCTGTAGTTATAATATACTCAAAGATTTTTCTTTGGCAGGTCAGGGAGTTTTAGCTAATGGTATTAAAGTATCTGGTACAGCTAATGCTATTAGGGATGTCACTGTTACTGGCTGCACTGAAGCCGGCTTTTGGGTGATCCAGGCTAACAATATGCTTGTTCTTGAGGGTATTACTGCCTATAATAATAATGGCGGTACTGGTTATGGGCTATTCTTACAGCGTGTCACAGTATCAAATACTCCTGTTAGTATCCTTGATAGCACCTTTGAGTCAAATACTGTAGGTATTCGTATGGAGTCTTTGATGGGAGCCTATCTTAGAAATTTGGTTATCGAAAGCAATTCTGATAGTGGTCTGGAAATATGGAAACCTGACGGTGGGACTGTAGGTTATCTTCAGCTTGACAGCCTTTGGTTTGAAGATAATGGTGATATAGCTACTGAGTCAGCTATAACAATGACGTCTCAGACTTTGAGTACTACGGATGCTCCTAGATTTATTACGTTTACCAATTCTCGGATTTCAGCCGGTAGTAACAGATATATGACACTGGACAACTCTGTAGCAATAAAGTTTGAGCATACTAACTTCGTAGGTGGGGATGCTACTACTTTTGTCTTTATCGATGCAGATGTTACACCTGCAACAGATAACATCTCTGAAAATGCCCATACTTTAATTACTGGAGTTATGGTTCAGTTAACTACAACTGGGACCTTACCTGCCGGACTGGCTCTATTAACTGACTACTATGTTATTAGAATTGATGATAATAATTTTAAGTTGGCATCCTCAGCGGCAAATGCTGCTGCTGGTATTCCTGTGGACATTACAGCCGCTGCTGGAGGCGGGAATCATACACTTTTAACTGTACCTTTTGTAATAGATAATACTTGGGGAATAGGAACTGCCTTCATTGATTGTGATGTGATTACTGGAACAACTGTCATAGGTGGTCGTGGAACTATGATCAGGAGAATGCTGCAGACTACAGATGGTGGGTGGGAGTATTATCAGACTCATATACGTGTACAAGGTAACAGCAATGATGGTACGACTGACAGTCTGTCAACATTTAGCAGAAGTGGAGCAGAGCGAATTTCTTTAACTACAGCAGGTGAGGTATTCTTAGGCGACACTACTGACATGGGTGCTCTTACTCATGGATCAAATGCGATCTTGATGCATAATGGCTCTATTCCAATAAACTTTACAAACGCAGCTGGACTTTATGCAAAGGATATTGCTGCATCTGGTGAGTTATTCGGAGTTGGTGAAGATGGTATTGAGACGCAGCTAACTTCTCACGCCAAGGATGCACCTGAGTGGATGTATGATCCAGATATTGACAAAATGGCTCCAAGGATTGTTAGGGAAGCAGATCACGCTAAAGGTATAGTCAGATTCACCAACTACACTCGGGAGGCTAGACTTCTTGAATTGTTGATGAGTGGTAAGACTCTTCCTTCAAATTCCTTAAAAAGAACAGTTCTCTCTGAAGAATCTTTTGAAGAATATAACTCCAGAATGGGCCTATCTGGAGACGAGGCAATGAAGATTCACTAAATATGGACAAAGAACTTGAACAAATACTAACTCAATGTAGCATTTCAACAAGAGCTACTGCGAAGACTTTCTTCCCTGAGAGGTTTAACTTACCTTTTGCTGAATCAGTTCATGGACCTATCTTTGATCTCATAGATGGACCTTCGCAAAAGGTAGCTATTGCAGCACCTCGTGGATGGGGAAAGACAAGTCTTGTGGCTCTTGCATTAATGGCCAGGTGGATTCTATTCCGTCATACAGGGTTCATCTGTTACATTAATAAGAGTCATGATGCTGCATCGTTACAGACTGAGAACCTACGCCGTGAGCTAGTTACCAATAGAGAGATCAGAGCTTTTTTTGGAGACTTTAAACAACGAGATGTTAAGAATTCTGAATTCGATGAAGTATTTAGCAAAAAAGCCTGGGTCGCTTACGATACCCTTGTATGGCCCCGAGGAGCTGGACAACAGGTTCGTGGAGTGCTATTCAAGAACGATCGACCTGGGCTCATTGTAATAGATGACTTAGAAGACCCTGATAAAATAGAAAATGATGATATTCGTAAGGGATGGTTTGAGTGGCTTTATGCAGATGTAATTAAAGCTATTCCACGAATAGGTAAGCAAGTTGAGACTTGGAAGATAGTGTATATTGACACCTTAAAACATGAAGACTCAGTACTTCAAAAACTTCTTGACTCATCTGAGTGGGACTCAGTTCGTCTCGAAGCTTGTGATGATAACTTTGAATCAACAGCTCCTCATTTTATGTCTAATAAAGATATTCAGAAGGAATGGCAAGATCATGTAGATGCGGGACAAACTGATGTATTCTTTCGTGAGTTGCGTAACTTGCCTATTTCGACCAAAGATTCGGCATTTCAACAGAGTTATTTTAGATATTACAATCTACCTCCTGAACGTCCTGCAACTGAGAATGATCTTAAAAAACTTGATGTTGAAGTTCAACAAGACAAGAATATTGAAACTGTTGTCATTTTAGATCCTGCAAAAACTGTCAAGATTCACTCTGCTGAAAGTGCCATCTTAGGAATCGGAGTTGATCTTGCCAGTGCTAAACTTTACTTTAGAGATGCTATTTCAGAAAAAATGTATCCTGATGAAATCTACGATGCCCTCTTCAGCATGGGTCAGATGTTAGGAGCAAAAGTACTAGGGATTGAAGAAACTTCCCTCAATGAGTTTATCAAGCAGCCTATTAAAAATGAGATGTTTCGCCGAGGATCGTTTTTTGAACTTGTTTGGTTAAAGCCTAGAGGAGGAGAGAAGAAGGCACTTAGAATAAAAGAACTTGTTCCATACTATAGAGGAGGCTACATCTATCACAATGCTTCCTGTGCCGTTATTAAGAAACTAGAACAACAACTTCTAATGTTCCCTCGTTCAAAACTTTGGGACTTAATGGATTGTGCAGCTTACATAATACAGATGTTGGAACTAGGTGAAAGGTACTTTTCACCGTCAGAAAATCCAGAAGATGTTGAAGCTGAGTATAAAGACCTTGATTATGATAAACCTGTTGAGGACTGGAGGTTTGTATGAATAACCTTACTTGTCAAGAACATTCTGGAATACTTAAAAGTATTACTACATTGGAGGATGATGTGAGTAAACTTTGGGAAAAGTGGGATGGGATTCAGAAGTTATTAATTGGAACTCTTGCATCAACAGCTTTGAGTTTAATGGGGATTATCTTTCTTTTGCTTAGACTTAAATAATTAAGATCGTTTAATAATAAAACAAACTATGGCAACTAAATCAATCAGAATAGGTTCATTAGAAGACATCAATCAGTACGACGATGCTGATTTTCCTATATCTATCCAAGTGGATGGACCTATATCTATAGGTCCAGCTGGAGCTCCTACTAATCCTAATGAAGCTGTTAGGTTGGCTGACGTTGCTACTCCAGGAACTGCCATATCATCGGGCGCAGTTATCGCTGATCATGCTATTGTTAGGGGGGATGGTGGAGGTAGAGCAGTTCAAGACAGTGGTCTGATACTTGATGACAGTGACAATCTGACGAAGGCAGGTGATCTGGAGCTCGACTGTGGAGCTAACAATACATGGAAGTTAGTGCAGACTGTTTACGATGACTGGTATTTCGAAATAGCCCCTAAAACAACTGGAGCTGGCAAGCCTTCACTGGCGAATTTCTCTGGCAACATCAATCAGTACCAGATGGCAGTGAATGATATATCTGAATTAAGACCTGTTGAATTGGCTCATAAATGGAAGGAAGCTACTCAAATAGAACTTCATGTACATTGGGCGACTAATGGTCTTGATGGAACAAATAGGGGTGTAAAGTGGGAGATTGACTATACCTGGGCTAATATGTTAGCAGCTGGGGGAACAACTGCATTTGCAGCTGCTACAACAGTTTCAGTAGAAACTCAAATACCTGCAAATACTCCCGACAAAACTAACATGTTCACATCTGTAACTTCATTTACTCCAGTAGGTGGAAAAATAGGGGCCAATTTGCTTATGAGTCTGAAACGCATAGCATCTGTTACAGACCCAGCCCCTTCAAATGATCCTTGGATATTTATGGCAGGTGTGCACTACCAAATAGATACTATGGGCAGTAGACAAATTACAACTAAGTAGAGGTAACAAATGCCTTATATTGTTAAAGGAGAGCCTGATTCTTGGAAGACTGATATTTATAGTCAGAAGACATTTGACTATGAATATCCTGATGGTCTTGACCTAAAGCCAGATAGTGACTTTCATAAGAAGTTAAGAAGTAAAATCTGGCAGAGGGCTAGTGAAGCACGACATGAGATTTCTAAGCGTTTTCCTTCTTGGAGAGAGATAGATAGGACATTAACAACTTATATCTCTCTAAAAGATAAAGAAGAAACACTTAAGAAAAAAGACCATACCAAGCCTGTTTCAATAGTCTTTCCATACAGCTACTCAATGCTTGAGGCATTATTAACCTATCTAACAATGGCTTTCTTCCAAGATCCTATGTTCCAATATGAAGGTGTAGAAGATGATGATACTACAGGTGCGATGTTAATGGAGTTGATTATCCGTCTACACTGTATCAAGAACAAAGTCCCTCTTGCAGTCCACACTGTCTTGCGTGATGCTCTTAGTTATGGTGTAGGGGTTGCAATCCCTGGATGGAGATCTCTTTATGGCAAGAAACCTGTTAGATCAACTATAACTACAGAATCAGAGATTGGAATTCAGACAACTGGAGAGATCGAAATGATTGATTCCCTTTTGTTTGAAGGAAATGACCTAAGCAACATCGATCCTTACATGTGGCTGCCTGATCCATCAGTGGCAAGTTCAGATATTCAAAGTGGCGAATTCAACGGATGGGTAGATCGTGACAACTACATGAATATCTTAAGTGAAGAAAATTTACCTAATTCAACATTATTCAATGTTAAATATCTAAAACTCAGAAAAGACAAACGTTCTACATTAGCTCTTGATCAAAGTGATCGTCAAACTCGACACGGTGGGTCAACTGATCTTCACAGAAGTATGACAAACACAGTGAATCCGGTAGATGTAATAAAGATGTATGTCAACCTGATTCCAAAAGAATGGGGGCTCTCAGATGCCGAATATCCTGAGAAATGGTACTTTGAACTTGCAGCAGATGATGTTATAATAGCTTGTGAGAAAGCGACTCATAACCACGGTCAGTATCCAATGAGTGTTGCTTCACCTGAATATGACGGCTATTCAATAACTCCTATTGGTAGGATGGAAATCCTCTATGGCTTGCAGCATACGTTGGACTTCTTATTCAACTCCCACATCTCCAACGTTCGTAAAGCAATTAACGATATGCTGGTTGTTGACCCTTATTTAGTCAACATAGCTGATCTCGAGGACCCTCAACCAGGCAAATTGATTAGACTCAGACGTCCTGCTTGGGGCCGTGGGGTTGATAAGGTTGTCCAACAGCTGCAAGTAAATGACATTACAAGGCTTAACATAGCCGATAGTGCCTACATAACTCAGTGGATGGATAGAATTTCAGGTGCTGACCAGTCCATGCAAGGATCACTTAGACAAGGAGGTCCTGAGAGATTAACCAAGTCTGAATTCCAAGGTACACGTGGCAGTGCTGTTAGCCGACTTCAGCGAATTTCTATGCTAATCGGTATGCAGTTTATGCAAGACACTGGTACTCAATTTGCTGTTCATACACAGCAGTATATGTCACAAGATACCTATGTTAGAATAGTCGGAAGACATGCTGATCAATTAAAAGAGATGTTTGGTAAGAAAAGTGCTCCAGTAAGTCCTTTTGAATTAGCAATTAACTATGACCTTATTGTAAGGGATGGTTCAATCCCTGGAGGAAACTTTTCCGAAGCATGGCTTGAGATGTTTAAGACTATAGGAACTGTACCTGAATTAAGAGGTGAGTTTGACATAGTTCGAATCTTTATGTATATTGCTCAGCAACTTGGAGCGAAGAATGTAGAGGATTTTAAGAAGAAAACGGATCAGATTCAATCTCAGGTTCTGCCAGATGAAGAGGTCTTGAATCAGGTTGACAAAGGCAACATGATACCTTTAGGAGCTTAAAATGAAAGAAGTAGAAGTATATGCAACTAGGGATCAGATAGAAACTTTCCAAGGCTCTGTCTTATGGGCTGATATGATTCGTGAGCTTGAAGCATGGAAAACTGGATTTGAAATGGAAGCAGATTCAATAGTAGATGATGCAGCCAAAGAAAATCCTTCAACTGCCTCAGTCCTGCTCCATCTAGGAGACATTAACGGAAGAAAAAAAGCTGTTGATTATTTAATGAGTTTACCAGATATATTCTTACAAATTCTGGAGGATAAGAAAAATGCCATTAGACGTGAACAAGCCGACTGATCAAGAATTAGTTGCTGAATTACCTTCTTACATTAGAGAAGACCGAGTAGCTATTAATGCTGTCTCTGGAGCGGGTAATGTAGGTACAACTGATCTAACAGTTGCTGCCGGAACCACTTCCTTAGTTGTAGGTACAGACCTTGGAGTATATGGTCTTGAGATAGTTAAAATCACTGGTGGTGCTGCAGTTACTCTTCTGACAATCACTGGTGGGACAGAAGGGCAGGCCAAGATTTTTATATTCCAAGATGCTCTCATTACCTTAACAGATGGAGCAAAGGCTGATGGAAAGTTTTATCTTAACCAACTACCTGCACTGTCAAACTTTAGCCCTCAACAGGACGATGTCCTAGTCCTTGCAAATATCGGAGGAGATGGTGCGTCAGTGCATGGATATTGGAAGGAGCTATACAGAACCATTTCTGTTAAATAGCCAAGATTGTTAAATTTTTAAACAAACTGGGAGGTTAGCAAATGTTTGAAGAACTAGAGAAAGAACTAGAGAAAGAAGTAGGCCTTATGAACGAATCTTTTGAAGCGGACATTTCAACGGAAGCTCCAGGCACTGAAAGCCCTGGGACTGCTGTACCTGGAACGGATGCACCAGGTACTGAATCCCCAGGTACTGAGACACCTAGTACAGAGGCTCCATCTACAGAATCCCCTGGGACTGAAGCACCTACAACTGAGGTGCCTGCAGAGGATGAAAGGGATGTAACCATAAGGGAATTGCGTGAGAAACTTGCGTTGAAGGAAGAAGGGCCAAAGACAAGTGCTCCATCAACTTCAGCCCCAACGACTGAGGTGCCCTTAACCTTTGAGGAACAAGATTTTCTCAAGGACCTTGATCTCGATGACCTTACTAGTGATCCTAAGGAATTTAACAAGTTGCTGAACGCCCTTTATCAAAAAGCTGTAACTGACACTCAGAGAGGGTTAGGTGAGGGAGTCTTGCGTTCAATTCCTGACATCGTAAGAGCAAATGTGACTGCAATCAACACTTTGAAAGAAGCAAGTGATGAGTTCTATGCAGATAACAAGGACCTTAAACCGTTTAAAAAGGTTGTAGCCGCTGTATTTGAAGAATTTGCATCTGATAATCCTGAAAAGAAATACAGCGAAATACTTGCAGATGTAGGCCCTGAGGTAAGAACTCGCCTTGAGCTTCATCGTAAGGCTACAAATAAGAAAAAAGAAGCCCCTCCTAACTTACACCGCAGAAAAGGTAAATCTGGAGGCCCGAGGGAAGAACCAGAAACTACTCCTCTCGTCGATGAACTGGACGAGATGAATAAAACTTTAGGGAGGTAACTTAAATTATGTCACTTGAAGACAGAGCTGCACAACATGATAAGGAAATAGTTGATAAGTATCATAATCCGAACGCTGACTATGATATGACCACTTACGACTACGTCCTTCGTCCTAGCGCTGATGGTGATACAGGGCCAATCGTAATAACTTTGCCCCCTGTGTCAATGGCCAAAGGCAGATGGTATAGCATTATAGTACGTAATGCAGACCCAGTAAATACTATCACCGTCAGAGATTTTCCTGGTCCTGGAGGAGCCATAGGTGATTCCGAATGCTGGCTTGGCGATATAGTGATGAATGGCAAGTGTGACCGCCTTCTTCTATATAGCGACGGTCTTGCTTGGATACCTGCTGGTCCTGTAGGTGAATGGCCTGGTGCTGTTACTACAGCGCCTCCTGGGACAGCTACTCCGACAACAGCCGCTCCTACAACTTCACCGTAGGAATAACTTTTAATCTTTAACCAAATAGATCATTTAATTTTTAAACGATCTTAACTATAGGAGGTAATCAATTATGTTTCTTGGAATGAGAGGCGATGGTGACTGGGTAGCTAACCAGAGGCCTTTAAACTGGAGAGAACAGATCTTATATCTCTACCCTAATGGTATGGCTCCATTGACCGCTATATTGTCAATGATGAGTTCTGAGTCTGTGGACGATCCAGAGTACAACTGGTGGACGCAGGAACAGAGCTCAGTGATGGGTGCTGTGGCTGGGGTGTTCACTTTACCTGACTTGTCAGTAGCATACGCAGGTGGTGGAGTGGCTGGAGATATGGTCTATATTCAAATAACTACGCTTCTGGCAAATCGAATTCGCCAGGGGCATCAAATCCTTTTACGTGACACTTCGGATTGGCGAGTCGATGTTGTCGGTAAGGTTACTGTCGTAGCCAGAGGCGCTGTGAACTCTGTAGTTGGGGTTATGCTCCTTGAAAACGATGACAATTCCCCTGCCAACGACCTAACCGACTGTGACACCTTCAAGATCATCGGTAACATCAACCCTGAGGGTGGCGAAATGCCTGATGCGATAGCTCTGAATCCAGAGAAGGTGTACAATTACACCCAGATCTTCCGTACACCTCTGTCAATCACTCGAACTGCCAGAAAAACCCGCCTTCGTACTGGCAACCAATATCAGAAGGCTAAATCCGAAGCTCTGGAAATGCATTCCTGGGAAATGGAACTTGCGTTCCTCTGGGGAATTCGGACTGAGAACACTGGCGATAATGGGAAGCCTGAGCGAACCACTTTGGGTGTTATCAACTTCATCCGGATGCTCGCAGCGGCTAATTGTGACGACTATACGTTAAACGCTGCCTATGCCGGACAGACCTGGGCAGCAGGTGGTGAAGTCTGGTTCAAAGCTATGCTTGAGCAAATCTTCCGCTTCGGAGCAAATGAAAAACTTTGCCTTTGCGGTTCTGGATTTCTACTCGGCATCGATGCACTGGCCATGACTGGTGGGCAGATTAACCTGCAGCCGGCCCAGAAAACTTACGGTATGCAGATCCTTACGTGGATTACTCCCTTTGGGACTATCCATATGAAGACCCATCCATTATTCTCTTTTGACGCTACCACTCGCAACATGGGTATTATCCTTGAGCCTAAGGAAATGACTTATAAATACATAGATGATACAGCATTCTATGGCGAGACTACCTCAAAGAGTCATTCCGAGGGGTATGGACAGCGGAGGGTTGATGGAACCAATGAGGAGTACCTCACTGAGTGTGGTCTTGAGTTTGGCCTGCCACAGAAGTGTGCAGTGCTCAACGGAGTTGGCCTAAACAATAACTTGTAGAGCTAACCTCCACTAGGCCAATACAACGATCTGGGGGGAGTAGTCCTCCAATGTGAGCGGCTTGGTAATTCCGCCCAGATCGTTTAATCATTAAACAAACTGGTGGTGAAATGAATCTACTACAGATGAGAACAAAGTTTAGAGAGCTCTCAGGTCGGTTTGATCTAGTCAATGCTGACTTCAGCGATAATGGTGCTGACTTCTATATCAATGCAGGTAGGAAGTATCTTGATCGTTTAGATGAAACACAGAAGTCATGGGCATCTTGTTTTCGCTTGATGAAGGCAGGGACCTTTAGTGTCTCAGTTCCTCATTGTAGAGCTATTAAAGAAGTCTGGGTAGCCAATGGTGATGTTGGTAGATGGCAGCTCGAGAAGCATAGTCTTCAAGACTTAATTGAGGGATATTTGACAGGTCTGCCAAGCTCACGCACCACTGGCACTCCACTCTATTACTCACCTTGCCTCACACGCTATATTCCAGAAGATGCAACAGTTGAGGACATCGAAGCTTTCATTGGGTTTGTAGAGGTTCCATCTGGAGACGCCCACGGATATAACTCAATCCTTGTCAATGTCCCAACTGATTTACAACTTATGGTTGACATCAGAGGACTATTCTACTCCCATGAATTGACAGAAGACACCGACACTAACTATTGGTCCTCACAGCATCCAATGCTTCTTTACATGGCAGCTATGAGGTATGTAGAAGTCACTAGTAGAAACACTCAAGGTGTTAAAGACTGGAGTAGTGCAATAGCTATTGACATGCAGCAGTTAGGCTTTGACCTCGTTGAAGAATTAATTTCTGAAGTAAGTCAAATAAAGGATTAAGAAAATGAAACAACCTCTTTTTATCAAGAATTCTCCAATAGATGAAAAGCGTATAGCTTTTATTGAAAGAATAGTTGCACGCCTAGCTCGTCGAACGAGGGTGAAAGCTAAGGCTATGATAACTCCTTACCCTATCTCAAATGCTATACGAGGGGAAGACGTCAAAGGACCTGTCCTCTGCTACATGTTTCCTTGTGCAGGAAAGATTACTAAAGGTCTAATTGATATAAGGAAGAAGCTTAGGGAAGGTGCACTAGTTGAAATTGATGTAAGAAATTCTGCACATGGAGTTTCTAAATCTTATACCATGAACAGAGATACATTTCTCTGTGAACCTCAGATAGAGGTTGACTCGGGAGATCAGTTAGTTGTTACTGTTATTCCCAATAATAGAGATGATAAGATAGAAGAAATTTGGACTTCATTTCTTTGGGTTCCTTCTGTGAAAGACATTGAGGTAAAGAGTTTCCTAATCGACGAGCTTGAAAATGATCTCATTGAAGAAGAAAACTAGGAGGTGACCATCATGCCTTGCATCTCAGTTGGAGGTGGAAAATACAGACTTGGACAAAAAGGAGCAGTCTATAAATCTAAAGCTGCTTGAGAGCGATCTTATAGAGCTTACCGTGCCCGTAAGCATTCAAAACACCACTCAGCAGAAGACGGACAATTCCTTGAAGAAAGAAGGAGAAGGTTTAGAGTAACATGAGAGAGTTTGAGCTAATCATAGATGAAGCATTTAAGAATGGCTTAAGTCCTGAGGAAACAGTTCCTTTTAATTCTCAGTTATTGTGGGAATGTCTCGGGTTTAGATGTGGAAAGCTAGGACTTGAGGCATATGTTGCAGGTGAGAATCCTCTGCCTGTTGCAGTTGACATACACTACACCTGGCCCTTTCCTCAGTTTATAATGGGCGAAAGGTATAACTTTTTAATAGTCCGTGATTCAACTGTTAATTTTGAAGATGTAGTGTACTTGGTCTCAGATGACATGGCAACTGTGACTCACATCTTCTCAGTAGATGTACTAACATTTGGTCAAGGTACCTTGATGGAAGTTGCAGACTTTGGTGAGTATGCCTTCATGACCAATGGAGTTATAATGATCTATTGGGATACAACTATTGATGACTGGACTGAGGTGATAGCCCATGCAAATATCCCTATGATGAGAACTATTTGCAACTTTAAAGGTCAGGCTGTTGGAGGCAATATAGTTAGTGCATGGTATGACTGTGACGACACCTTCTATGTATGGTCTCAGATTGGTGAGATAAGCTTCACACCTGAAGAAGACAACGAAGCCGGTTACAGACGTTGCCCTTATGGCGGAGTTGTATATCATGTTAGGAAATTAGGGGATGCAGTAGTTGGTTATTCATCTAAGGGAATTACTCTATTGACTCCAGTCGGTGATCCTGTATCTACACTTGGATTCAAGGAACTTAGCAATATAGGTCTTGTTAACAAAGGTGCAATGAATGGAGATGAGTTCAGACAAGTCTATGTTGGAGAAGATTTAATTGTCAGAGGAATTACTAAAGAAGGTATTAAGGAATTTGGCTACCAACACTTAATGGAGGGTCTTAACAGTGAAGATATCATTGTGGGATTTAATAAATCTAATGGTGACTTCTACATTGGTAATAGTTCTAAGACATACTTGTTATCGCCTAATGGTATGACAGAAATTCAGCAACATCCTTCTGCTGTGTGGAAGACAGATGCTAATGAAGTGTCTATGCTACCTGAAACAGAAGATGCTCACCTTCCACTAATAATCACCGAAGTCTTCAACATGGGATATAGTGGAAAGAAGACTATCGCTACTATTGAAACAGATGCTGTGTTAGCTACTGATCCAGGAGCTGGAATTGACTGGGCTGATAACTCAGTAACATTCACATCTGAAAATTACAAACCTATGAATAACCAAGGGGTTACATCTATAGATGGCTCTGGAGATTTTTTTAGATTTAGATTAAGATTCTCAGACATATTTGACACTTTTAGAATTAGTTACATGAAGGTTCGATACAAGATGACAGACTTAAGAGCAATTAGAGGCGTCTATGCACCGCCTTTGAGAGGACAGTAATGTTAATAAAGATGCTGCCAGAGCAGATTTCAAAATTCTGGGACGTTATTAAGTATGGTGTAGAACAATCTTTACCACCAATCGCTGGAGAACATCCAGATAAGATAAACAGGATCTTGTCAGCAGCTTTGAGTGGCTCAGTTGATGTCTGGGCGTCTTATGTAAAGGACGACGGTAACAGAATACTTGAGGGGATAGTCTTAACGAGAATTCTGTATGATGGGGTTAGTGGAACAAAGAACTTATTAATCTACACTGTATATGGATATAATGCAGTTGATGATGAGAGTTATATGAAGATTTTCACTACTCTAGTCAAGTATGCAAAAGCAAAAGGATGCCTTCAACTGGTCGGCTACACAACCTTGTCTTATTTGGCAGATATATGTAAAGAATTTGGAGCTGACACTAGCTATACATTTGTATCCTTTGACATTAATCAGATCGTTGAAAAATTGAACGAACTTAACGGAGGTTAAGATGGGAGGTTCAGGAGGGGGCGGAGGAAGTGGTAAGATTGGCTACCCTGCGTATGTAGAGACAGCTCATAATGATTGGCTAGACAATACAGGTGCTGATACAATGACTGACTCAATGGTAGATCTCATGGATGCTGCACATGGGAACTCACCTTGGGCAGCGTTGTCAGCTTATGATCCAGATGCTGACATCACTGCATGGGAAGCTGCAATTACTGCATTTGCAGCTATCTTGGCAGGCATTACTGATACAACTGACTGGGCTGCATTATTTACACAGTCTGCTACGTCTATTGGTGCAGCGACTGCATTGGTAGTGGCTGATACAGTAGTAGCTGATGCTGTGGCTGTAGGTGACTTAGTGGTGGCTGATGAAGTAGTTGCTGACATTGCAGATACTACAGACGTACCTGGAATAACTGAAGCAGTAATAGTTGCAGATGTAGCTGCTTTTGCAAATCAACTGGATGATGAAATACTTACCAAAGTCCTTCCTCGATTTAGGCGTGGGATGCAAGATATCAATGCAGTTGTTTCGTCAGCTTTTCCTATTGGGCAGTCAATTATTGAAAGCTTCCGTGATCGAGAAGTAGCGAAGCATAACTCTGCTATAAGACTAAGTGCATCAGCAAAGAATGCAGACATTGGACTTGATAATGAGAGACTTCATCTAGAAGTCAGGAAAGTAAATGTGAATAAGGATATTCAGATTGGCACAGCTAATTTAGGGAAAGATGTAAATGTTGGTGGGGCTAATCTGACAAAAGATGTAGATATTAGCAGAGCTAACCTGACAAAGAACGTAAGTATTGGTGAAGCTAATTTGAAAAAGGATGTACAAGTAGGTGACATCACAGTTAAGACAGATGCTGAGTATGAAAGGATGTATTTAGAAGGTTCATCGCAGATGCTTCGTCTAATGCTTCAGCGGATATCTTGGCAAGAAGGCTACATGAGAACTGTTATTGAAGGTAAGAGAATTAAGGTGGTAGCAAAGAAAGAACAGACTGACATGGATGCAAGTATAGACGAAAAGGATGCTGTATGGGACCTTAGCGTATACCAGTATGGAGCTAACTTGATAGGTGCTCCAGGTGGTGCAGTAGTCCAGCCACGCATACCTTCAGCTACCCAGTCTGCAATAGGTGGAGCAATGAGTGGAGCTGTAGCTGGGGCAATGATAGCTGGAGCATCACAGGGAGCAATCGCAGGTCCTACTGGTGCAATATTGGGTGGATTGTTAGGTGCTGCATCTGCATTTTTATAGGAGGTAATTATGGCTATTTTTGAAAATCCAGAGTTAGGCATTACAGCAGGGACTCCTGGCCAGGGAGGGCTTAGTAAACTTTTTGAGAATAAACTATTCCTGCAGATGTTGGCAGGTGCTGGGCAAGATATTTCGGCAGGCAGAGCAATAGGCCCTAGTCTTAGCAAAGTAACTCAGCAAAATATAGCTACTCAAAACTACGCTAAACTCTTGAAGAAGATTCTTAGTGGAGAGATAGAGGGTGGTAAGATGACTATGAGTGATGTAGGAATGAAGATTGACATTCCTAAATCTGCATTGTCTCTCGAAGGTGATCCTTCTCTTAAAGGAATTGCTGGACAGCAGGAGGCGGAAACACCCCACGATCGTGCAATTATAGGATCAAAACTACCAGGTGGATCAGGGATTGATTGGGCTCAGGTGGGGAATCCCTTTGGTGCGGTAAACCCTTCCGCTAGTCCTCTAGGTAACCTTTCAGGCGCTGACCTAGCAGGGCTGACTCCGCAAGACATCTCTCAAGTGCTACAATTTAAGTTTACACAGGAACAGTTTGGGCAGAAGAAGATTAGTGATATGATAGACCTGATTTACAAGAGTACCTTGGCTAAAGAATCTCTTGCCAGAACTGAGAAGCTCGGACGTCCTGAGGCGACTAAACCTGTTGACAAACCTTATCCAATAAGACTTCACACAACAGGGGAAGAATTAACCCTCCGTGAGTGGAATCTTCTACCTAGAGCTGACAAGGAATACTCAGCTTATGTTCATACAGTTGGAGAAGGTGGGAGGGTTATGTCTAAGGAGGAGTTTGAAGCCCTTGATCCTACAGAGCGTGAACAATTTCTAAGAGCCCTTCTGAAAGACTCTGATTTGGAAGCCGGGTACACAAGAATCTTTGGCCCTAAGACTGTCACCAAAACACCCACTCCAATGAACTGGACTACTGCTACTCGGGAATTGCAGAAGAGGTATGGTAAGTTAGATCCAACTGGCATGTGGGTTGTTACTGATGAGCTTCAGCTCAGACATCGGAAAGCTCAGGAATTTTTAGATCAGTTTAGACAGGAGAAGATGCATCCTCTCACCGCTGTCAATGAGGCTGAGAAAAGAGCTAATGCATGGCAGGAAAAGATTGAATCTAGATACTTTCAGCTTTTGGAAGCGGCAGGAAGGATCAAGGATGAGGTGAGACGTCAGAGAGAGATAGATAAAATTAAAAATTCTTACCACGCTCAGTATAAATATATTCCTTCTAGAGGACAATAAATGACACAGTTCATAATGTCACATGGTATAGAGAAGGGGATGCAAAAGTTCAAGCGTCCCCAACTCCATCAGCCTCAGTACCAGCTCCTCCCTGATGTAATAGATTTTGAGTCTGACGAAGAGATTGATTCAATAGACTTTGAATCTGCAGAGTCAGAGGGAATAGACTTTGAGTCTAGCGAACCAATAATGTATGAAGAGTCTATTGAGAAACCTGTTGAGGAAGATAGAGAAAGTATCTACGAAGGTCTAATCAAGCCTACATTAAAGGCTATGGTGAAAGTGCCTGTGTCGATAGCTGGCAGTCTAGCGTTGCTTCCAACAGCTGGAATCGCTGCATTGGGTGAACTACTTCCTCAGGAAGTAGAGCTATCTGATGAAGATAGACTTGAGATGCTAGACCGTATGAACAAGGGATTGCCAGTAGACCTTCCAAAATTTACAAGTGGCGGGACACTAGATGATGCTATGGATACTTTTGAAAAGGTCTTGAGTATTCCTGGTAAGCTCATAACTACTCCTGAAGAGGCTAAGGCTGTAGAGAATATATCTCTAGCAATGAAACCTATTGAGATGGCTGGTGAAGGGTGGAGATTGATAGGTGAATCTATCAATGAAGGGTTGGTTAAGCTAGGTCTTGAGCCTACATACCTAGAGCCACTGCTGGCTACTTACGGCGAAGCATCTGCAGTGTTTGCAATTCCAGGGGTTATTGAAATCTTACGTAATTCTCCTACTTGGAGAGTTGGAGATATTCCTAGGAATAGGGCATTGGTAGTCCAGAGTGTTGCGGAGGCATATAAGAGAAATCCTAATATGACCAGGGAACAATTGCTAAGGATGGTCAACAGTGAAGAGTGGGTAGCTGAAGCAATCAAGGCAAGGTCTATAACTGAGGACTATGCCAGAGTGAAGACATTTGCAGAGGCGAAGAGTAGAGAGGCCAAGATTGAATCTACTCTGGAGACCAGAAATGCAAGTCCTCCTAAGGTGGATAGATCTGTCAAGCCAGTTGACGTGGCACCTGTTGCTACATTTACTAGTAAGAAAGGAAATTATTATGAGAAGGTAGGGGATATCTGGTATGATAACAAAGGGAATGAAGTTACCAATAGGTTTGTCATAGAAGCAGCTGAGAAGAAGATGGAAGTAGTTGGAGAGGAGGCTCCTACAGCTGAATTCCTAGGATATCAAGAAACTCTAGATCAGCCTTACGCTTTGTATAATATCAAGGGAGGCATCCACGATAGGAGTACAGTATCAGCTGAGAAATTGCAGGAGCTGGGGATTGAAGTCCCAGAGACCCCTGCTGTTCCAGAGGTTAAGGTTGAGGGTAAGGTCGGGAAGAGGGTAATTGATCTTGTTAGAGAAAGAATAAAGAGAAGAAAGCCTCTGCTAGAGCCTGGGGAGGAGATAAGTATTGACGCTGTAGAGTTAGATGAGTATACTTTTGGCTCCGTAAAAGGTGAGCTTAATTTCCTTGGAGACCCAGCTAAATTAGATCTTGATGTTACTAGGCCTTGGATAGAAAAAATAATGGATAGGGCCAAAGATAGTAGTGACGTAACGGATCGGCAGTATCTGGATTTAATGGCTGAGGCTAGGAAGTATGGGGCAGAACCTGAACCGAGAATAGGAATACCTGAACCTATCACAGGACCTAAGGAAGTCCCATATGAAGGTACTATAGCAACTGAAGCCAAGGAACTTTTTGATGCACTAGATCTTGATCCTAAATACAAAAGGATGAGGAGCTTCAGAGTGATAGAACATACTGTAGAGCCTGGAGAACCTATAAATATTCCTGCAACCTGGCATGATGCAGTGTTTAGAAATACAGTTGCAAGACAGCCAGATGGAACATTGGAAGTCGGAAGAGGTGGAAGTTATGATACTATATTTATGGAAGGTCATGTTGCAGGAGCTAAGAAAGGTTCCATCCCACCTGGAAGTGTTCTCTATGTCCTAGACTTAGGAGGCGAAGGTACAGTTGCTCAGACTAGAACCTTAAGAATTTATAGGGCTAAGCCTGAAACTGGGAAGATAAAAGGGCCTAGTGAGACTAAGGCTTTACCTGAGCCTACCCAATTCAGAATAACCGACCCAGAAGTCACCACAGCCAACCTTGAAAAACTTCCTCCTTATGAAGAAATAGACAATGTAGACACTCTCACAAACAGAGTCGAAGCCGAGGTTAATGCCTGGCTAGATGGAAATGACACTGTTAATATTGAAGGCATTAGAAACTTGGTAGGTGACCTGGCTGAGAATGTGAGTAGGTGGGCAGCTGGAGATGAAGTTCCTCAAGGGATATTTTCAGATATGACATTTGCCGAGTTGGAGAACTATGGTGAGTATCTGAGGAATTTGGATAAG